CTTGACCGCTTAAACCCCAATCCGAAAATACCGGATAAACCGCCCCTCAGGGGGCTTTCAACACATGGAGGCCTCAAATGGCTGGACTATCTAAAATCGCAGGTTCTAAAATCTACATCGGTGGCCGCGTGACCTATAAATCCGTTGTCACGCTTCCCGACTTTGCGGGGCAGACTTGGACCGAAATCAGCGGATGGGCAACCAGCGGTGATCTTGGGACCGAGCAGGAAACCATTTCGCAAACTCTGATCAATCAGAATATCACGCTTTACTCCAAAGGTGTGATCAGCTTCCCGATCATGGATAATACGTTTGTGCCGGATGCCACCGACCCCGGCCAAATCGCCATGAAAGCCGCGCAACGGTCATGCAATCCGTATGCGTTCCGCATCGTTTGGGGCGCAGATTGCGGCATTGAAAACACCGTCGCAATCAGCATTGCATCGCCTGGCGTTCTGACCGCAACCGCGCACGGGCTTGTGGCTGGAACGCCTGTTGTGCTTTCCACCACGGGCGCGCTGCCGACCGGGCTTGCTGCTGGCGTGACCTACTACGTCGCCGCGACCCCGGCACCTGCGGCAAACACATTCTCTCTTGCGGCGACCATCGGCGGCGCGGCCATTGTCACCACGGGAACGCAATCGGGCATCCACACGGCAACGGCTGCGGCTATCGGTGAGACCGATATGTTTTATGGGCTGGCAATGTTTGGCAACAAAACAGGCGGCGACGCATCGGCAACGCGCATGGTGTCAATGCCGATCCAGCGCATCGCGGATTATATCACCGTTTAACCCAAAGCCCGCCCATCATGGGCTGGCCTAGCCGGGGTGGTGGCGTGGTTCACCATTGCCTCGGCGCTTTGAACCTGGACCCAAAGGATACGAAATGTTTAATCTTGACGATATGGATAAGCCTGTTGATGTGGCCGGTGGGTCTTGGGTAGACGACATCCCAAACCATCCCGGCGTCAGGCTCAAGGTGCGCAGCCGCAACTATAAGCCCTTCAACGTGGCGCATGATGCTTTGCTTCGGTCGTTCGGCAAGCGCGCAACGCAGGCGCACAACTCCCCGATCTACCAATCCAAGGCTGGGGCATTGCTGGCGGATCATATCCTGCTGGACTGGGAAAATGCGGTTCAGGTCAAAGGCAAGCCCGCGCCATATGACAAGGAAACCGCCGTCAAAGTGCTGACCTCTGTTGATGAGCGCGGCATGGGCCAGACGTTCCGCGACGTGGTGGCCTATGCGGCTGGCATCGTTGCTGACAATCATCTGGGCATGGCTGAGGACATCGCGGGAAACTAATCGAGGCGCTTGTGTGGGCTTTGGATAATCCAAACTCACAAGCGCGGATCGAGGCGATAGAGGCAAAGGGCAGGCGGGTGCCGGATCGGTTATACCCGCCTGACGTTCACCCCGGCGCGGTGGCTTGGCTTGATGACTTTTTTGAGCTGGGCACCGACCGACAACTTACCGGATACGGCGCTGGGCCAATACCGGCGTCAAGCATTGCGCGGCATGTCGCGGGCTGGTGTGAGCATGAGGCTTGGCAATTCCGGCACGTCATGCGGCGGCTGGATAACGCATGGCTGAAACGGCAGTCGCCTGATGGTGGCGATGATCTGCCCGTGAGTGATAACCCTGCCCGCGATGCGTTTCGCGGCGGCAATAAAAAATAGGGGCAGGCAATGACACTAGCGGCACTCGGGATCAAGGCGACAGTTGACGGCGTTGATAAAGCGACCGACCAGCTTGACCGCTTGGCCGGTGCCGCTGGTGGCGCTGAGAAGGCGACCGATAAGCTGCGGGATTCCAGCGGCAGGTTTGTCAAAGCTGGAAACGATGCAGCTGGTGCGGCAGGTAAAGCTGCTGACGAAACGAACAGGCTTGGCAAAGAGACGCGCACCGCCGAGGGTTCGCTTGCCAAGCTGTCGGGCGGCATTGGAACTGTCGTGGGCAAGCTTGCGGCAATGGCGGCGGCGGCTCTGTCTGTGGGAGCATATATCAAACTGGCGGATAGTTGGTCCGATCTTCGCAGCCAGCTTGGGGCAGCCATTGGGGATATGGGGGCTGCGTCTGGCATGATGCAGCGAATGACTGAAATCGCCAACGCGTCATATTCGCCACTCGATCAAACAGTGCAGGTTTATGCCCGCAACGTAGGAGTGTTGCGGGATTTAGGCAAATCGGCGGCTGAGGCTGCGGACTTCACCGAATCATTGAACCACATGCTTGTTATCACAGCGACCAAGGGCGAGCGGGCCGAATCGGTGCAAAATGCGCTTTCAAAGGCTATGGCCGTTGGCGCGTTGCAGGCTGATGGCTTGGAAACGGTGCTGGCGAATGGCGGGCGTGTTGCGCAGGCGCTTGCGGACGAACTTGGAACCACGGTTTCAGGGCTTCGGGCGATGGCATCCGAGGGTAAGATCACGGGCCAAGTTATTGCGGATAGTATAATCAAGCCGCTCAATGATGTGCGTGAAGTTGCTGGGGAAATGCCCGCGACGGTTGGCGATGCTTTCACGCGCATTGGGACCGGGCTTATGGCGCTGGTGGGCAACTTCGATCAGGCATTCAACGTGTCCGGCACACTGGCGACTGCGCTTGTGGCAGTTGGTGACGGGCTGGCATCTATGGCGCAAACTGACTTCGCCGCGTGGGCGGATGGGGTAACGGGGGCGCTTGTTGGTCTGGCACAGATCGCACTAGTTTTGGCAGCAACGCAACTGCCCGCTTTAGTGGTCAGCATGGCGGCGGTAAACATATCTGGCGGGATTATGACTGCCCAATTCATCGCGGGGGCTATTGCAAGTCGCGCCTATACCATCGCCATTGCGGCGCAGGCGGCGGCGGCTAGGGGGCTGTCTGCTGCGGTTGCCATGATGGGCGGGCCGTGGGGTATCGCTGCGGCAGCGGCCACGGCTCTGGGCATTGCGCTCTATAATGTGTTCGGAAAATCAAAAGATGCGGCTCAAGCCCTTAATGATGCAAAGGTGGCACAGGACGCCCTGTCCGAGGCCGCTGCCAAATATTACGATAACATGACCAAAGACGGCCTTGATGCGATGGTCAAGCGTGCGCAGGAATTTGGTCGTGCACAGGCAGAGGCGCTGGCGGCGAGTGTCCCGACAGGGATATTCATGACGACGCAAGACGAGATGCGGGTATTCTTCGAGACCACCAATGACATGGCCCGCACCTATATCGGCTTGCTGGATGAGATGCAGAACGCGGCAACGCTCGAATTGCAGCTTGCTGCCGCCGAGGAATTGCAGGCGTCTGTTTTGTCGCTAACGGGCGGCATCGGGAACATGACAATAGCCCAACTAGATTTCTATGAGAGCCTTGGGCTGGCTGTGGAGCGCATGAGGGACGCAAACACTGCCGCGACCGATATGGGCACCGTATTGCAAGAGATCGTGGTCCCCGCCACACAGCAACTTACGGCGGAACAGGAAAAGGCGCTGATGGCGTCAAATGAAATGATGCGCTCGTATCAGAACCGTGCTGCACTGGCGGAAACCGAACTGCGCTATGGCCGCGAAAGCGCGCAATACCTATCGCAGCAGTTGAACCAAGAGCGCCAAATCCAATTCGCCAAGATTGCGGCGCTGGACATTACCAATCAGCAGAAAGAGGCAGCGCGCAGGGCATATGATCAAATGGTTATGGCCGAGGCGAAAACACGCGGCTGGAACGTCGAACTCAGCACGACAAATACGCGGCTCAATTCGGCATATCAGGCGCTTGTGAAAATCCGCGATACGCAACCGGGTTCGGGATGGCTATCCACGGCCATTCAGAAGGCCGCGACCCTTGCGACTACGCTCTGGGATGCAGTGGCCGCCAATAGCGCGCTGTCCAACCTGTCCGTGAGCGAAGGTCCGGGCATGACGACGGGAAATAGTGACTGGGCCAACAACTCGCTTGGCTTTCGTCGACCGGGTTCCGGGTTGCTGCCACCGTCTGCGCAAGGTGGGTCTGGCGGCGGTGGTGGAGGCGGTGGAGGCGGTGGAGGCGGGGGCGGTGGGACAGACGGCGCGCTGCAAGGATTGATGAGCAGGTTTGAGGCTGAACGCGAGTTGCTGACGGTTTGGTATGAGGAAAAGCTGGCGCTGATCCAATCATACAGCGACCGCGAACTTGAGCAACTGGGCGGACGTAACCTTGTTATCCAACAAATGAACGCCGAGCATAACCTTAAAATGAGAGAACTGAACGACCAAGAACGGGCGTATGAAATATCTGCGCAATCGTCGATGTTCAGCACGCTTGCGGGGCTTTTGTCGTCGTTTGGTCAGCAGTCCAAAGCGGCGCAGATTGCGGCCTTGGCGATCAACACCGGATTGCGTATTCGAGAAACCCTACAAAACGCTGCTTCGGCGTCTGTGCGCGCGTTGGCAGAACTAGGACCTATCGCAGGCCCGCCCGCTGCGGCAAAGATTATGGCCTACGGTAAACTACAAGCGGCTTTGATTGCGGCGCAGGGCATTGCATCGGCTGGTAGTGGCGGGCGCGGTGGCGGAGGTGGGTCTGCATCCGTTGGTGTTTCTGCAAATGACAAGCAACAAACCGCGCCAGAAGCGCCCTTGCGCGTCACGCTAGATACCATCGACCCCGGCTCTATTTACAGTGGCGGCGCAATGATTAAAATGTTTGAGGCAATCCAGAAAGAGGCCGGTAAT